GTGGGTGAACTACGAAGAGACACGACAACTCTTTCTAAATAATGTACTGAGTGAGGATGCTAACTACTATAACAGTAACATCCTTGGACGCTATATGAAAAAGGATTACTACAATGAACAACGCACCAGTTGAAATTCAAGACGAATGCCAGAGATTGCTGGAGTGGATGCAAGATCGTAGTGATGTTCTTATGGCAGAGGATCGCAAAGAGGATATGTTTGCACTCTATATGGAGTGGCATGAGTGGGTAGAGGAAGACAACCCTACTTTATTGGTGATAGGTAGATTTAATGAAGAGAAGTGATATAAATTACCTATATGACTGGGCTTCTCAAACAGATTTTCCTCTAAGAAAGGCACCAACAGCAGTTGGATATTCCAATAAAGATATATACTTCTGTTGGATCAAAGCTATCTATAGAAGTGGTGCTATTGCTGGTGTAAGGAAATCTGTTGTTAAAGATGAGAAAGCACAGGAGATCTTAAACCAAGACGAAGTAGTATTTGCAACCGTAGCTTGCTTTGAACCAGGCACAGAATTAGGACCGCATAGAGATCCACCAGTATACGAGAGACCATATAGAAGAATACAGATACCATTATACATTCCATCCAATGAATGTTACATGATTTGGGACGGAGAAAAAGTATTTTGGGAAGAGGGTGTCCCTCAGATCTATGATGTCATGGATGTTATTCATGAAGGATACAATTATTCTGATGATGATATGATTTTCTTATTTGTAGACATTTTAAAGACCAATGATAACAGTACGTTGCAAGAGGTGTAACACAACAGTAACCTCAAGACATGAGCACGATTATAATGTGTGTGGTTGTGAGAACCAAACCTATGTCCAAGGTGATATAATGGGTGGTAATGATTTGAACCAAGTAGTTCAGGTTGGTACACATCGTGAAGAGAAAGAGCTTAAGTTAGGAACAGAAGCACCAAAGAAGAGAAGAACTAGATTAATTGACGTTGATATTAGATGAAGGTAGTACAGTACCCACCTGTTATTAATTCACCATCTGTAGTTAAGTTACTCAGGGAAGTTCACATGATGAACCCCCTACCAGGTAACTGTTGGATGGGATTAGATGATGAACCTGAGAATTCTATTGAGAAATATATACTAGATTGTTATGATCTATACTTGAAAGAATTATATCCGCAGGCTAAGGGATTTGAATGGTGGTTCCATTATATTGAATTTGATGATAGAATGATAGGGTTCCACTCTGATCATGATGAAATGATTAGGAGGGACAACGAGGGTGAGATGAAGTATCCTCTCGTTTCTACTGTCACCTATCTCAACAATCACATTTCACCAACGATAGTTTGGGATACTACGACTGGTAGCAACGAACGTGAAGTTAAGAACTGTCCTCCTAGTGAGGTAGTCTGTTCACTTCCTGAGGAAGGGAGGATGCTCACCTTTGATCCCAGATATATACATGGGGTTTTACCTTACAGTAAGGATAGAATCACACTCATGTTTAATGTGTGGGATTATAAGCCCGAGGCATTACATCGTGTAGATGTACGTACATACAGAGTTGAAGACTGCGAATTTTTTTTACCAAGTGGGGGCAGACTTCCTACTGCATGGTTGGGAAAGACATGTGACTCAACTGTTGACCTATTTGGTAAACGAGTTACGTATAAACATCCAGTAGGTGCCGCTGGACATGGAGATTTCTGGAGTGTTACTCAATGATTGAGATTAAGGAAAAAGATCTTAAGGAAAAAGAAAATCACTACATAAAGCTAGTGGAGGATGGTGAAGTCGTCTTAGTTGAGAAACCAGATGGCAATAAGTATATGATGGTACCCCAAAACCCCAGTGATATGAAGTATCAATGGGACCATGACGACGGAGCTTAAATGTATTCAGTTTACGAAGAACACATAGAGATCCTTGAACGAGAGAATGAGAAGCTCGAAGAGCAGCTTCTATTCTATCAAAAACTTATAGAGTATAAGACTTATGGACCACCTATCCATTCAAGAGAAGAGCTAAATAATAAAAAATAGTTTTGTGTAATGGATTGGATCCCTCATATAGTAGTCAAGGCATCTAAGGATGCATGTGCTGCTACTACAACTACTGCGTTAAAAACATTTGAGACTGGGTTTCCAGGTCACAAGGCAACTGTGCATTACATTGGAAGTTGTGTTGAGGCTCAGAAGTACTGTCAGAAGTGGTGTAAAGAAGGTGGGCATAAGCTCATACAATATTTACCATCTATCAGACAGTCGAGGATCCACCATGAGATTGTAAGAGGTACAAGGTTACCTGTTGTACTCATTAGAGGTACAGCAATCTTCTACAGTGATATGAGTGAGTACTCTACCACTAAGGTGTTTGGTGGTACTCTCTGGCCAGAGCATCATGCCGATAAGATAAATGGTACTCCTATTCGCACGTTAGAATGTGTCGATAAGACTATCATCTTTGTAGCCAAACCTATGGAGGTTATTAAGGAGGTCAATAAGATTTTCTCTTATGAGAGAGAAGATACTGATCAGGCTGCTGGTGGATATGGATTAAAGAAATGGGATAGTCAGACTATTGTTTTAGATGGTCAGATCATTAAGCAAGCATCTGGTATCTTTAACCTACTATACCATTGGGATAAGACACTGATGGCTAAGTTTAATAAGAAGACTTTTGAAGACTATGAGACAGTCCCAGCTGGAAATAATTATGTGAAGAAGAGAGGGTTTGAAGAAGGCAATAGTTTCGGTGAACCTGACACCCTTATGAAGTATATAAATGCTGCATTGAATGAAGACTTCGATGCTCTTAAGGGTTGTATGAAGTATAGGGTTGACGGATTGAAGAAAACTGTGGTAAAATAGTGCTATATATAAACAGTGCAACAACTGTTTATGGCTGACCAAATAGAGGATCTTCCTTTAGAGGAAGAGAAACATAAGGAAAAGGAAAAGAAAAGTCTACTTCAGAAGGCAAAGGATGCAATACTACCTGATGCCGACGAACAAGCTGCAATCATCTCCACAATGGTGAGGATTGGAGTGTTAGTTTGGAGTGGAGGAATCTTGACGTTAAATTATGTGACGATTCCAGGAATGGTACAGCAAAAAATTGATCCAACTTTCATAGCTTCAGTTTTTACTGGAGTTTTAGCGAGCTTCGGAATTCAGACAGCATCCAAGAAGGGTGATGGAACTATGAAGATGGAGAAAGGTGGTGGTAGTGGACCTAACGGCAACATATCTAAAGATGATATGGAGAAGTTGATTGAGAAAGCAACTCAAGCTGCACCTGCACAAACCATTAGAATTGAACAGGCACCTTTAGTGTTAACACCTCAACCACCAAGTAAACCTACAGCATAATAAAATCATGCAGAAAATTGTAAATGTCGTTGCTATTGCGTCTGGCGTTGTATCTCTTGCCGTTGTTGGCAGTGGGCTATTTGTATTTGTCAACCGAGATAAACTTGTTGATAACGTCAAGTCTCAAGTTATGGAAGCAGTTGTTGGAGCATTACCTCTCTCTATAGATAGTGCTTTACCTGACCTAACTGGTCCTGCACAAGCACCAGCAGCACCTGCTGCAGGTCTAGAACTTCCCCAGTAGTGGCAAGTAAAGATCAGCAAAGTGTTGATGGTGAGGAAACTAGGGAAGAGAGGATAGAAAGAGCGTTAAGCATCCTTCTAGAATCTCTTCACAAACCTGATCATCAACTAAGAAGTTGTGCTCACAATCAGAAATGTTATCATGAGCTGATGATGGTACGTAATCATGTGCTAGACTATCTACATAAGTTGAGACGTGAGGAACTCTACCGTGAATGGGAGACTGGATAAGGTAGCAATGACAGCTCGTGTTATGAAGATCAGTAATGGTCTCCATAATAAGCAGTGGTATCATGAATGGAATAAAGAGCAGCGTGAGGCTGCTCAGAAAATTTTAATGAACGTCTTGGAAGTCCTTGACGAATATCATAGTTAGATGAGCGAGATCCCAAGGATACAAGTAGGACATATCTATGAGATAGGTGTACCAAACATCTATAGTTATTACGTACCTCATTACTATGCCCCAACAGTAGTAGCACCAGGTCATCCTAGTGTACTACAATTTATCGGTAGACCTATCGTAGATATACCAGGGTGTGTTAAGGCACACAAGGAAGAGAATAGAAAGACAAAACTTCTACCTGAGTTGTCTGATGATGATCCCAATGAAATAATGACCTTGTGTCCTGATGGATTCTATCCAACATATGATGCAATGAATTATGAACCAGAGCAATTAATAATACAGAGAGAACAGAAGGCACCTGATGTTGTGCCACCCCCAGAACCACCAGGTTCACCAGAGACACCAGATACAGGTACAGTAGCACCAGAAGATCCTGATTGTCCTGGTCCTACGTCACTACGTATTGGTGCTGTTGGTCCTAGTGAGAAAGAGAAAGTAGTAGGTCATGAACTACAAAAGAATCCACAAGGTAAACTAATCTGTGTAGAATTGTATGAGAATATTGGACCAGTAGAACAGTACCTACCCTCTGCTCAAGTTGCTGCCACTACTGCGACGATTGCTACTGTTGCGGGGGCCAGTGCCCTACTTGCAAAACCCCTAGCTGATCTGCTGCTGAGGGTGTTTCGTCCTGCGATAAAGACGGGCTTGACCAAGGCCAACGCCATCCTTGGA